TCAAATATAGTAGAAACAGGATATACTCAAGGAACAGAGTATTTAATAGCAGCAACTCAGCTAAGCTATAAGGGATATTATTTTAAAGACAAACAAGGAAATTATTGGTCAGGCAAAGAATCATCTAGTTCTTCAATTCAACTTAGACCTATATACACACAACAAACAACCAATCCAGCTAATTCTTTAGTTAATGCTTCTTATACTAAAGCATATGGTAAAAGTATACAAACTGAATCATTCAATAATGATTTTATACAACCAACAGCTGATGATTATACTAAAGGTTATTTCATTCGTTATATAGCTAAATTTGTATCTGCATCACAACCTATATTCATTGAAGTGAATAAGGATCATTATGATAAAATAATTCAAAACACAACTTTAAGTCTAGTTTACCCAACAGTACCATTATTTTGGAAATTAACAGGTCCAATTGATGATGCTTTTAGTGGTAATATTAGAGTAGCAGTTGGTGTTAGAGATGCTAATTTACGTTCAATACAAGAAGCTGAAAAAATAATTAAAGGTGTTTCATCATTCTTAACTGATCCTTTGCAATTTAGAGAATCTTAGTTTTTCTACCTTAAGATTTTATCTTATCTTTATTGAAATAAAGGTTTATGCATTACATCATTGAGACAGAGGAACAACTGGCTACTTTAAGCCATAACCAAACAGCATTTATTCATATTGTACCACTTAATGATTTGGTTCATCCTGCACTCACCGCACCTTGCTTAGTGTTTTTTTATGGATGGCATGATACTAAACCATATATGATATGTGTTAATCACCCTGAGTCATTAAATGTACCATGGGAGAAAGTTAAGTTATTTTTAAGTAACATAGCACTATCAGGCACATTATTATGTATTGATCCAAAATATACTTTATATTTTTTAGACAATCTAGGTAAACAATTAATAAACATTCAATATTCAAATATAGCTGTTTTTAATACTCCTATACATGATCATTTATACAAATCAAAGTATTACCATGTCGGTTTAAACCAGCTAATTCCTATATCAAAACATTATGAAAAGTATAATAATTTATACACAGATAGTTTTTATGGTAAATTTCCATTAAATGAGGAACATAAAAAATATTATATATTTTATGAAATAGAAAAACAAGGTATAGGTTGTGATCCTAAAAAGATAAATAAATACTTTGACATAACTTACGCACCACATTCAATGATAGGTAATAAGATATACACTAAGTATAACTTAAATAATAAAACAACACGACCTACCAATTCATTTAATGGTATAAATTTTAGTGCTATACCAAAAGATAAACGTGACGCGTTTGAGCCAACTAATTATATGTTTGTTGAGCTTGACTTTAATGGGTATCATCCACGACTATTAAATAACCATCTTAAAGAACCGTTTCATTTTAGTGATAATATCTATCTAGACCTAGCTAATCAGATGGGTACAGATGTTGAAACAGCTAAGGTGAATACATTCCGCCAATTATATGGTGGTATTACGCTAGATACGCCGTATTTTCGCGCGGCATCTGAGCTTACGGATAAATTATGGCAAGAATATGACGGCGGTTTATTCGGCGTTAAAAGCGATTTAACGCCAAGTAAATTATTGAATTATTACTTACAATATTATGAAACTGAACGGAACATAGTAATTTTGAATCACCTTTTGTTTATATTTAGAGCTAATAGACTTAAAAGTAAAATAGTACTATATAACTACGACTCGTTTCTAATTGACATGGCTAAGGAAGACATGAAACATCTACCAGAGATAATAACTACTTGTGAGTATCATTCATCTTTTGATCAAGTACGCCATAAGGTTAGAGTAGCTACAGGAGACAATTACAGTAATTTAACAAGAATTTAACATATTTATGCCACGAATAATAACAGTATACGAATTGGCTAATAAACTTTTCTGCACTTTCACTAAGAAAGAGGAATTAAACGAGACATTGGAGGCTATAAAGAGCAGATATACAATTCTTTATGACAAAATATTTGTCTTAGAGTCTGAGGATAGTGAAGAGCTTATCTGCACCTACAACATTGACCCAGGTAATGTTAGTGCTAGTGTTATGGCTAATACAATATTATTACATCGCAAGAAAGAAAGCAATACGCTTTATACAATAAATGCCCTAAACACATTAATTAAAGTGTTAAATGAAGGTATAGTTGATCCAAACTATAAAATAAATTGGAACGACTACAAAAATACAATTCTACTCACTCAGGGCCCTGATCTACGCAAATTAAAAACAAGTATTCATAAGATAGTGAATATTTAGTTTGGCCTTTCGATTTGATCTTAGTATATTTACGGAAACAAAATTAAGTTATAACATGGATCTTAACGCAATTAAGTCACGCTTAACCGCGCTGCAAAACAAAAAGGGTGGTGGCCCTAAAGAGGACCGCACCAAAACATTCTGGAAACCGTCAGTAGGGAAACAAGTTATTCGTATTGTTCCTTCAAAATTCAACAAACAAAATCCATTCCGTGAAGTAATGTTCCACTATGGTATTGGAAACAAAACTATGGTGTCATTAACTAACTTTGGTGAAAAGGATCCAATTGTTGAGTTTGCATCTCAATTACGTAAAACAAGCGACAAAGAAAATTGGGCACTAGCTAAAAAAATTAGTCCTAAGATGAGAGTATTTGTTCCTGTTATTGTAAGAGGTGAAGAAGAAAAAGGTGTTCGTTTGTGGGAATTTGGTAAAGAAATGTATCTTGAATTACTTAGCATTGCTGAGGATGAAGATATTGCTGATTACACAGACGTAATGGATGGTAGAGACATGACAATTGATACTGTTGGACCTGAAGTTACAGGTACTAAGTACAACAAGTCATCTGTTCGTATCAAACCTAAGACATCTGCTTTAAGTGAAGACAATGAACAAATCAAAAAATGGATCAGTGAACAACCAGATGTGCTTCAACATTACAAAAAGTATGAGTTTGAAGAAATGAAAAACATACTAATGGAATGGTTAGAGCCAACTGAAACTGAAGAAGCAGCTGTTGAAGAAACACAAGCACCTGCTCCATCATCTTTTGCACTTAATACAAGTGCTAAGAAAAAAGGATTTGACGAAGAAGAATTTGATGACCTATTTAATGACTAATCATGGCTAGAGAAAAAAAGAGTCTAAATGCTAGTGTTTCACAGGCAATAAAAGGAACCTTTGATTTAGAGAAATTTAAAGTATCTAAATACTTAGATCAACCTGTGAAATTTAAACCGCAACGTTGGATTCCACTTTCTAAAGCTTTCCAAGATACATTGTCAATACCTGGTATACCGATGGGCCACATAACTTTGTTACGTGGTCACTCGGATACGGGTAAAACAACTGCGATGTTGGAAGCAGCAGTAGCTGCTCAAAAGATGGGTATTTTACCTGTTTTTATCATTACTGAGATGAAGTGGAGTTGGGAACATGCGCAACAAATGGGTTTTGAAATTAATCCTATTGTTGATGAAAGTACAGGAGAAATTACAGACTATAAAGGTTTTTTCTTGTACACTGATAGAGGCAGTTTAAATACTGTTGAAGATGTAGCTTCATTCATAGCTGATTTGTTACATGAACAATCTCAAGGTAATTTACCTTATGATTTATGTTTTTTCTGGGACTCAGTAGGTTCAATTCCATGTAGAATGAGTGTTGAGTCTAATAAAAATAACAATGAATGGAATGCTGGAGCAATGTCTCAACAATTTGGTAATTTTATCAATCAAAAGATAATTTTATCTCGTAAAGAAACACAACAATACACTAATACATTAGTAGTAGTAAATAAAGTATGGGTTGATAAGCCAGGGTCACCAATGGAACAACCAAAGATGAAGAATAAAGGTGGTAACACTATGTTCTTTGATTCTAGTTTAGTTATTACCTTTGGTAATATCACTAACCCAGGTACTAATAAAATTAAAGCTACTAAGAATGGTAAAGATGTAGAATTTGCTAAGCGCACTAAAATATCTGTTGACAAAAACCACATCACAGGTGTTACAAGTAAAGGCTCATCCATTATGACTGTCCATGGTTTTATCGAAGATGATAAAAAGGCAGTTGATGAGTATAAAAAAGAACACTCACATGAATGGTTACAAGTTTTAGGTACAACAGATTTTGATGTTGTTGAAGAAACGGATGACGTAAACGAAAACACAATAAGCGCAATAGTAGATGTTGAAGAATGATTTTAAAGATATACTCAAAAATATAACGAATACTAAAGAAGCACCATTACATTCACATAGTAAAGTACTTCTTATAGATTCAATGAATACTTTTCTGAGAAGTTTTGCCATGATCAATCATATAAATCCGAACGGCCACCATATTGGTGGCCTGACGGGTTTTTTGAAATCACTTGGCTTTATTATTAGACACATTAAACCAACAAGAGTAATTCTTGTGTTTGATGGAGTGGGAAGTACTAACAATAAAAAGAATCTGTACACCGATTACAAAGGAAATAGGAGTATTACCCGCATAACTAACTTTGATGGTTTTGCTGATAGACAAGAAGAATCAGAAGCCATTACTTACCAATTATTAAGGCTAATAGAATACCTAAAACTTCTACCTGTTGATATGATATCAATAGATAAAATTGAAGCAGATGATGTTATAGGATACTTAGCAAATGAACTTCCTGAAGAAGTAGTGATAATGAGTGCTGATAAAGACTTCTTACAATTAGTGAGCCCCAAAGTATCAGTTTATTCTCCTATAAAAAAGATATACTATACACCTAAAAAAGTAAAAGAAGATTTTGGGTTATACCCCCAAAACTATATAAACTATAAAATTCTGTTGGGTGATAACAGTGATAATCTACCAGGAGTAAAAGGTATAGGTCCTAAAAAACTATTCAAACTATTCCCAGAATTAGAAGGTGAAGACAAAATAAAATTTAGTAATATACTCACTTTAAGCGCGGATAAACGTGGGACTCATCCATTATACGAAAATATATGCAACTTTAAAAATCAGTTGTTAATTAACGAGAAATTAATGGATATAAGCGCACCTATTATACCCGATTCCGACTTAGAAGAAATACACTATACTTTAGATAATCCGTCTTTAACTTTTGATAAAGCAGGTTTTGTTAGAATGTACAATGAAGATTTATTAGGCCAATCAATTCAGAATTTAGAGTTTTGGCTCACCGATGTTTTTCATTATCTTACAGCGTATAAATTAAAATAAGTTATGGTTGCTTTTGGCAAATTAAATCAATATGGTCTGAGTTTTCAGATCAAGGTTATAAGCTCGCTTTTGAAGAATAAAAAATTCTTACTTGACATCAGAGATGTAGTCACAACAGAATATTTTGATAATCAAGCACATCAATGGATTGTAGATCAAGCGATAAAATACTTTGACAAGTATCATACCTCACCTACCTTAGATACACTTCATATTGAGATAAAGAAAATTGATAATGAAGTATTAAAGACAACAGTAGTAGAACAACTTAAAGAAGCATATAAAGCATCAAATGAAGATGCTGAGTACGTTGAGTCTGAGTTTAGTAACTTCTGTAAAAATCAACAACTAAAAAAAGCACTATTAACATCAGTTGGATTACTTGAAAAAGGATTTTATGATGATATTAGAGTATTAGTTGATAATGCTTTGAAAGCAGGTATGGAAAAAAATATAGGTCATGAATATGAGAAAGATGTTGAAGAAAGATTCCGTGAAGAATATAGACATGCAATTCCTGCACCTTGGAATAATATAAATGGACTGCTACAAGGTGGTTTAGGTGCTGGTGATTTTGGAATCATATTTGGATCACCAGGCGGAGGTAAATCATGGACACTAGTAGCACTAGGCGCCCATGCTGTTAAATTAGGTTATACTGTTAATCATTATACTCTAGAATTATCTGAAGCATATGTTGGTAAACGTTATGATGCTCATTTCGCTGGAGTAGCTGTTAATAGAATTCTTGAACATAGAACTGAAGTTGAAGAAGCTATTGTTAAGTTACCTGGTAAATTAGTGATTAAAGAGTTTCCAATGGGTAAAGCAACTATTAATACAGTAGAATCACATATTCAAAGATGTACAGATCTAGGTAACAGACCTGACCTAGTAATTATTGACTATGTTGATCTGTTACGCCCAGCTCGTTCAAGTAGAGAACGTAAAGAAGAAATTGATGATATATACGTAGCGGCTAAAGGATTAGCACGTGAATTAAATTTACCTATATGGAGCGTATCACAGGTAAATAGAGCGGGCGCTAAAGATGATATTATTGAAGGTGATAAAGCAGCAGGTTCATATAATAAAATGATGATTACTGACTTTGCAATGTCATTATCACGTAAAAAAGAAGATAAAGTCAATAACACAGGTAGATTTCACGTAATGAAAAATCGTTATGGCATGGATGGTATGACATTTGGCGCATCAATAGACACATCAACAGGTCATATCAATATTGACAGTGATGAACTAGACGAGGCTACTTTGGAAAGTGAAAAACCAGTTAAACTAAATGAAAACTTTGACACAGCAGATCGCGATATCTTGAAAAAGAAGTTTTTTGAGCTTAACCAATAATATATTTATCCATACACACATTATATCATGAGCAAAGTAGTATTAGTTTCTTGTAGTGCTGGTAAAACAGCAAATCCCGCACCAGCTGAAGAACTATACTCATCTGACTTATTCAATAAGCAATTAGCGTATGCTAAAAAGCTCACTGATCCTAAAGATATATATATATTATCTGCTAAACATCATTTAGTACCATTACGTAAAGAAATAGCCCCATATAATGTCACTTTAAAAGATATGGGTGCAGATAAACGTGAAGAATGGGCTAACGTTGTTTTAGATCAATTAAAACAAAAAGGTTATGATCTTAGCAAAGATAAGTTTGTTATCTTAGCTGGAAATGCCTACCGTCAATATTTAGAACCCCATATGAAGGATGTTGAAATACCTTTCAAAGGACTTCGTATAGGGCAACAAAAGAAAGCGTTGCTTGCAAAACTAAAAGAACAAGTGATAAAGATATCAAGATATATAATTAGTGAACTAAAAAAATTGTTTTAACATGTCACCTAAGTTTTTAGAAGAAAAAATGGAAGAGTACCTTCACGATAATGATGCTTTTGGTGATAGTAATGAAACAGAACTTATATCTGAGGTATTTGAAGGTTTTAAGCCGCTTTTATTAGAGAGTAATGATCAAAACATTGCTCTGTCTGTTCTCCAAGAACACTCAAATGGGTTAGCTGGAGTAACAAAAGATATCTTTGAAGATTTCATTTTATATGCTATGGCAGATGAGATTTTCAACGATAACCCTTAACTTTATTGGTTGATTTTTTAAAACTTATGAAAATAAGTATGGGCTATTATTTACTTAAAAATTAAAATATATTATAAAAATGGATGTAACGCAAGAAATTCTATCTGAAATAACCACATACATGAAATATGCCAAATTCAGACCAGAATTAAACAGAAGAGAAACATGGAATGAATTAGTTACGAGAAACAAGGAAATGCATCAAACTAAATTCCCAAAACTAAAAAATGAAATCGAAGAAGCTTATAAGTTGGTCTACGATAAAAAAGTATTACCATCAATGCGTTCATTACAGTTCGCGGGTAAACCCATTGAGCTTAATAATGCTCGTATATTTAACTGTTCTTTTCTTCCTATTGATGATTGGCGTTCATTCAGCGAAATAATGTTCTTATTATTGAGTGGTTGTGGAGTAGGATACTCAGTACAAACACATCATATTGAACAATTACCTGAAATTAAAGTACCTACCAAACAAAAGCGTTACTTGATTGGTGATAGTATTGAAGGATGGGCTGATGCTGTTCGTATGTTATGTAAAGCATATTTTACAGGTGCTCCGTTACCATTATTTGATTTTAGAGACATTCGTCCTAAAGGTGCTCAATTGATCACTGTAGGTGGTAAAGCACCTGGTCCTGAACCATTGAAAGAATGTTTATTCAACTTACAAAAAGTATTTGAACGTAAACAAAATGGTGATAAAGTTACTTCATTAGAAGCTCATGATATGGCTTGTCATATTGCAGACGCAGTATTATCAGGAGGTATTAGAAGAGCAGCGTTAATATCATTATTCAACTTGGATGATGAAGATATGTTAACATGTAAATTTGGTAATTGGTGGGAAGGAAATCCACAACGTGGAAGAGCAAATAATAGTGCAGTTGTAATGCGTCATAAAATTGATGAAGAGGAATTTTTCAAACTATGGAAAAAAATTGAACTAAGCAACTCAGGAGAACCAGGTATTTATTTCTCAAATGATAAAGATTGGGGTACTAATCCATGCTGTGAAATTGCTTTACGTTCTTATCAGTTCTGTAACTTATGTGAGGTAAATGTTTCAAACGTTGAATCACAAGAAGACTTAAACGAAAGAGTACGTGTAGGTGCATTTATTGGTACTTTACAAGCAGCATATACTGATTTTCATTACTTAAGAGATATTTGGAGAAAAACAACTGAAAAAGACGCTTTATTAGGTGTTGGTATGACAGGTATTGGATCTGGAAATATATTAGCTTACGACTTAAAGAAAGCAGCTGATTTAGCTAAAGAAGAAAATGCGAGAATAGCTGAGTTAATAGGTGTTAATAAAGCAGCTCGTGTAACTACAGTTAAACCAAGCGGTACTAGCTCATTAGTGTTAGGTACAGCATCAGGTATTCATGCTTGGCATAATGATTTCTATATTAGAAGAATTAGAGTAGGCAAAAATGAAGCTATCTATTCTTACTTAGCAGCTAACCACCCAGAACTAGTTGAAGATGATTTCTTTAAACCAACAATTCAAGCAGTTATTTCAGTTCCACAACGCGCCCCAGAAGGGTCAATTTTAAGAACAGAAAATGTAATGGATATGCTTGAACGTGTTAAGAAATTTAACATACAATGGGTTAAGAAAGGACATCGTAGAGGAGCTAACACAAACAACGTATCTGCTACAGTATCAATTAATGAAAATGAATGGGAACAAGTAGGACAGTGGATGTGGGATAATAAAGATACATTTAATGGTTTATCAGTATTACCTTATTTTGGAGGTACTTATACTCAAGCACCATTTGAAGATATTACTAAAGAACAATTTGATGAAATGGCTAAACATTTACATTCAATTAACTTAAGTAAAATTATTGAGTTTAGTGATGACACAGCATTAATGGATCAAGCAGCTTGCGCTGGAGGAGCTTGTGAAATAGTGTAGTATGAAACATGAATTTATAAAAGATATTCATTATTATATGGAGGGAGAGCGCGTGATTTTCACTGCGCTCTTCCACATTCAACGAGGATCATGTTGCGGTAATGGATGTAGACATTGTCCTTATGATCCAAAACATACTAAAGGAAAAGTAGTAATTCAAGAAAAACATTTGGAAACCAAGATTGAGTTAGATAATTTTATGAAAAATAAATAGGTTATGCTAATATTAATTATTTTACTTGTTATTGTTTCTATTGTGGCGTTATTTTTCGCTATTGATGAATTTAATAAACCATTACCTAATTGGTATGGTGTCACTAGTTCCTTTTGGACAGGTTTTTGGAAGACAACACATGCTATAGCGCGTTTTATCCTCACTATATTTTGGGGATTTTGGTGGATGATGTTAGCAGGCATGTTATTTACTAGTTATAAAAAAGCAGATTAATATGAGTAAGTTTCAATCAACAAAATTATTTGATGGATTCAGTTGTGTATTCCGTCAATGGAAAGCAGAAGGAACACATTGTAGATTTCTTCATGGTTATGGAGTATCATTTAGAGTATGGTTTGAAGGTGAATTAGATGAACGTAATTGGGTTTGGGACTTTGGAGGCATGAAACGTGCTAAAGGAAAAATTGATGGACGTAATCCAAAAGAATGGATGGACTATATGTTTGACCATACAACAATTATAGCTGAAGATGATCCATTCATCCATGCTTTTACACAAATGGATACAGCAGGTGTAGCTCAAATCAGAGTACTCCCAGCTGTTGGTGCTGAACAGTTCGCTAAATATGTTTTTGAAAAATTAAATACATTTGTTCAAGAAGAAACAGAGGGTAGAGTTAAAGTAGTGAGAGTTGAGTTTATGGAACATAACAAAAATACTGCTATATATGAGTAAAACTGAAAAAGAACAGTGGGAAGAAGGTATGCTTGAAAATAATAGCTATTATGATATAGACATTATTAATAAAGCTAATGAACCTATTTTTAGAAAAATAGAAGAGTGGGAAAAAAGATATGCCAACGCTTCTGGTAATATGGGTAAATGGTATTGTCAACTTCAAATTGACAAGTGGAAGAAAAAATTACACAAATATAAATAAGTTATGAAAATAAATCACCCATTAGTAAAGGGAGAAATTAAAGAAATCCAACCCAAAATATTTTGTACTTTAATAGATGATGACTATGATAGAGCAATGCTATTCTGCCGCTACCAGGAATTCTATGAATCACCATATAAACAATTTAGAGGTAAAAACTTTACATGGGCTGAGTTTATGAGATATTATAAAAATGATCATAAAGCAAATACCTTCACTTACCCATATGATTGGTGTGGTTATAATATTCCTTCTAAAATAGTATCACAAGGATTACTTACCTTTTCTAAAGGAGAATGGACTCAATATGATGAAATAATGAGTGACATATGGTATAGTTGTGAGAATTATCCGCTTAGATTTGAAAAACCAAGGACTAAATGGTACTTAATTGGTGCTAGTAGTAAAGATTTAAAAACATTAGACCATGAAATTGCTCATGGTTTGTATTATACAAATAGAAAGTATAAACAAGATTGTGATGCTTTAATTTCTAAGATAAGTAAAAAGCATTATAATTTTCTTAAAAAAGTATTAATCAAAATGGGTTACGCTGATGATAAGAAGATTATAGACGATGAGATTCAAGCATTTATGTCAACAGGTTTATATAGAGATTTTAATGGTGATGAAATAAAACCATATACCGAAGCTTTTATCACTAATTTTAACAAATACAAAAAATAAACATGAAAGTATCACATGAACTTCCTTTAGGCCTAATGCAGTATGCTTACAAGTGGAATGATTATGACTATTGTTTGCCCCACTTAATAGACAAATACGATCAATATAAATTGTTCTTTCAAAAAGCTCATTTAGATAAACGCTTCATTATCATGGATAATGGATTGTTTGAAGGAGTAAAACACACAACAGAAGATTTACTTGAAAAAATTAATTTAGTTTGTCCTGATGTTTTTATTGTTCCTGATACTTGGAATGATGCTATAACTACTCTTCGTAATGCTAAACATTGGATGATTAACTATAAAGCAGGTTTACCTGAAGGTGTTAATTTAATGGCTGTATGTCAAGGACAAGATATGGGTGAGTTAATCACTACATATCAAACATTAGTTGATTTAGGTTATAATCATATAGCATTTAATCATTCAAGTTGTGCCTATCAAGAAGCATACCCAACATTTTCAGGTACTGCTCCATTAAAAGCATCAATGTATGGTAGAATGGAGTTTATTAGAAAATTAGTTGAACGTGATATTATTAGACCTACTTATTATCATCATTTGTTAGGTTGTTCATTACCACAAGAATTTATGGCTTATAAAGATTGGAAGTTTATTAAATCATGTGATACATCAAATCCAATACTTGTAGGTGCTGAAGGAACACGATATACAGATAGTGGTATTAGTTGGAAACCTAAACATAAGCTTGAACATTATTTTGAAATGGATTTGTCTGATCGTTTAGAAGATATTATCTTTAATGTAGAAAAATTTAAAAAATATGTCAAATAAAGTTATGTTAGAATTTTTATCGTTGTATGATTATTTAGGTAAAGCAGCTGGTCCTGAACTAGGTAAACAAGTAGCTGATTATGCTAAAGAAAGAAAAGCACAACATAGAAAACGTTATGTATCTAATAAAAAGTATGCTGGTGAAGTATTACTTTATACTAAAGAATTTTTAGATGAGTATTTTGAAATGCAAGACACTCCAAGTACTTACTCCTTAGGATTTTAACGCTTGAATGAGAAGTAAGCGTTTAATAAGTCAATACTTTCTCAAATAATAAATTTAATTATGAAAAAAGCAGTATTATCACTGTCAGGCGGAATGGACAG